GACAACCTCACCGACGAAGAATACGGCATCGACACAGTATGAAAACAAAACTCGAACCATCACCCACCGGGATATACAACAAGCAGAGCCGCTTACAATGGCACGCTGTCGCGTTCGTTGGCGAGTCTGGCGAGCCTTACTTAGTCGCAGCACCGACACGCCGAGGAGCGCTGGCTCACTCTTACAAGCATACATCCGAGCGCAACCTAGTCGTCGAGCGGATCAACATTAGGAAAGGGACAGCAGCATGAAACTTTGCTATTGCCAAACCATCACCAATAACCAACAATCGTTTAAATGATCGCCAAGCTCAAAGCTCAATCGTTCAAATCTAGACTCCTCGGCTACAGCGCGAAGCACATCGCGACTGTCGTCGGTTGTAGCACGGCCACCGCCTACGACTGGCGATCTGGTCGCCGCCAACCGCCTAAGTGGATCCAGAGGCAGATCCTCCGCGATCTCCAACCATCGATCACGATCGCCAACGAACCAGCTACAACATCAACTCAACCAGAAGAAGTTCATGGATGAAGAAGAAGAAGAAACGGATCGCGACGAGCTAATCGGACGCATGACCAAGAACTCACGCATCGTCTCGCAAGCCTGCGACCGATACTTCGCTGAAAAAGGTCTGCGCTGCTACGATCTCAAAGGCAATGAGATCAACCCTTTAACCAAGCAACAAATCAAACCAAATAAATGCAAGCCTATCTCGATGGACTGAAGGCGCTCATGCGCAAGAAGACATTCCCGGCATCGTTCAACGCTGCCGACTGGCAAGCCGTCGCACCAGCGATCCGCCAACGCTCGTTCTTCTCATCGACCATCGAGTCAGCCAAGGTGCTGAGTCGCTTCCGCCGGATGCTGCTCGACTGGCAGGCAGCATCGACCGAGGACGTTGTCAACCCAGCAGGCATCCCAAGCCGAGCCTACAAGATCACCGGACTCGCCGACTTCCGCCTGCGTGCGCGTGAACTACTCGTCCAAGAGGGACTCGCCACGCCTGCCGACTTCAAGGATGACAACATCAAGAACATTGCGTCCAACGCACGCCTCAAGCTGATCTTCAACACGAACACCCAGCAGGCCGACGAGTTCGCTGCCTACGAGATGCGAGTGACCGATCCTGACTACATCAACCGCTTTCCAGCCGCTCGCTTCGTTCGCCGACCTGGCGCCATCGAGCCGCGACTCCGCCATGTCGAGGCTCAAGGACAAGTCCGCCGCTGGGACGACTTCGCCTTCTGGCTCCGGCAGAACGCAGTCGACATCGGAGGATTCAGCGTCCCATGGGGTCCTTGGGGATTCAACAGCTACATGACTCAGCAGCCGGTCGGACGCAAAGAAGCCGAGGCACTCGGTCTAGTCCGTAAGAACGAGAGAGTGATGCCACTCAACCTCACCCAATGGGGCGTCGCACCCAAGACCAGATTCAACCAAGGCGTCGAGGCGAACGTCGACGACGTCACGACTGAGATCCGTAAGCAAGCGATCGACACGATCACCGCACGCCTCGGTCCGGGCGCTCTCTCACCCGACGGCAAGCTCACCCTTGAGACATTCCGCAGGCTTCGGGCTGTTGAGGCTAACCCGACACCGCTACCTATGCCAGCGGCTCTGCCGATCTTGACCAAGCCGAAGCCGAAACCTAAAGCTCCACAAAAATTAAAACCATCAGTCAGCTCAACGACTCCAGCAGGCAGCAAGGTATCAAGCAAGATCCAGTTCGGACAGATCATAGGAGCAGATCAAGACAGCATACGAGCGAAGTGGGAAAACGTCCAGAAAACGATCGACGAGGTGCATGGCGACGGACCGCTCCCGACGACGCTGGTGCGACATACAGCATCCAGAGGGACAACCAACGGCGAGTTCTGGCGAAGCAGTAGCAATATCTACACTTACACGGAGGACAGAATCCCTCTGACCTTGACGCATGAGATAGGTCATTGGATCGACTTTAGAGGGTTTAGAGGTATTCCCGGCGCTCAGCCTACTAAGTTCTCTTCGCCCGGCTTTGCGTCTCATGAGCCGATGTTTAAGAAGTTCATCAAGCTCGCGAAGGAGACAAAGAAGATGCAAGCCATCAAGTCAGATGGATGGCTTGAGGGCGGATTCCGTCGCTATTTACAAAGAAAACATGAGATTTTTGCTCGCGCCTATTCTCAATATATCGCGATCAAATCACGCAATCCAGAGATCCTCGCTGACCTAAGAACTAGACAAGGAAATCCGGTCGGAGGAAAGGCTTACCCTGTGCAATGGGACGACGATGACTTCCTCCCACTCTACGAAGAAATCGAAACCATATTCAAGCAAATCGGATGGCTAAAAACATAAAAATGATTAACAAGATCCTCGCTGACCTTGCGGCTGGCAAATACGAATCGCAAGAGGAGGCAATCGCCGACCTCATCGCATACGGATCAGATCCGCTTGTCGCTCGCACGACTGTGCTGACAATGGAGTCGATTGACGTCCGATAGTATCACTCAACCTATGAAACCCGCCAAAGTCAAAGCAGTTAAACCGCCGACCAAGAAGAAAGGCGTTGGTCAGGGAGTTGGTGGCGGCAGACCGTCGAAATACACGCCTGCAATACTCAAGCGCATCGTCGATGGACTGAGTGAAGGTATCCCGCTGACCGTGATATGCTCCGAGGAAGGGCTGCCGAGCGATCACACGGTGAGAGAGTGGATGAAAGCCAAGCCAGAGGTTTCGTCCGCCATCGCGCGTGCGAGAGATGCTGGCTTCGATAAGATCGCGCTCGATGCTCTACGAATAGCCGACACGCCTATCTTCGGTGAAGAGATCACCGAGAGCGAGGATGGAATGCAGGTAAAGAAAAGCGATATGCTAGGTCACCGCAAGTTACAGGTCGAGACACGACTGAAGCTCCTAGCTAAGTGGGATCCGAAACGCTACGGAGAGCGCATGGCTCAAGAGATAAGCGGACCAGACGGCGGACCTGTGACACTGGCGGCTGTAAGACTTAACAACGAGCAAGAGGACGCACTCAAGCGCGTCATCGAGGACGCTCAGCAGCGCGTCAAGCGAATCCTATGAGTCCCACCGAGTTCTGCGTCAAGCGGCTAGGCATCATCCCTTACATCTGGCAGATCGAGGCGATGGAGTCGGTCGCGCTCGGACAGCCGAGCAGCGTGGTCGCAGCAAACGGCAGCGGCAAGACCGACCGGCTGGTCGGTCCGTTGATCTTGTGGCACCTCGATCAGCATCCGAAGGGCAAGGTCGTGTTCACCTCGGGATCGTTCAGGCAGCTATCCAATCAGCTCTGGCCAGCGATCCGCAAGCACCGCGACAAGTTCCCAACGTGGAACTTCATGGCGGAGGAGCTACGGACGCCAGAGGGAGGCTTCGCTCTCGGCTTCTCGACCGACGACGCAGGCAAGGCGGAAGGCTGGCACGGCGAGTCAGATGCTCCGCTCATGATTATCGTCGACGAGGCGAAGACCGTGCCAGATCAGATCTTCGAGGCGTTCGAGCGATGCACTCGCACTTACCAGCTATGGGTCAGCTCGCCTGGCGCTCCGCGTGGTCAGTTCTTCGACAGCCATCACAAGGACGCCTCGCTCTACTGGACGCGCAAGGTGCCATCGACCGAGTGTCCGCACATCCCACAGGAGCGCCGCGATCTGGATGCCAAGCGCTACGGCGAGGACCATCCGCTCTATCGATCCAAGCATCTCGCGGAGTTCACCGCAGACGACGAGTTCATGGTGCTGTCGCCGGCACGACTGACGGCCGCACTCGAGAGGCAGCCGGATCCAGACGAGACAGGTGAGGTCGTCGCCTTCTGCGACTTCGCAGCCGGTCGCGACGAGGACGTGCTGGCAATCCGCCGAGGCAACTCAGCGAAGATCGTCAAGGCGTGGCAGGAGCGCGACACGGTCCAAGCTGCGCGGCAATTCATACGACTGTTTGAGGAACACGGACTCAAGCCCGGACAGATCTTCGGCGACGCTGACGGTCTCGGCACAGGCTTCGTCTGTCAGATGGCAGAGGAAGGCTGGCACATCAACCGCTTCCACGGCGGACAAGCAGCCAAGGACAGCGACGAGTATGCGAACCTGATCGGCGAGGTCTGGCACACAGCGACCCAAGCGATCCATCGTGGCGAGATCCATCTGGGCGAGCTTGACAGCATGACCTACGAGCAGATCACGACGCGCAAGAGCGAATGGAACGCGCAGGGCAAGCTCAGGATCGAGGACAAGGAGAAGATGCGCAAGGCAGGACTGAAGTCACCCGACCGAGCCGACGCTCTGCTCGCCTGCATCGCGCTCGGCGCTCATCACAGCGGACGCATGACAGGCACGTCAGCGACTCGACTCAAGCGCTCCGAGTTCGCCGCACCGAAAGCGAGAGGATTCAACGCGCTCTGAGAATTGTTTTCTTGCCATGTCAAGATTAAAAGACTAGGGCAGAGCGCATGACTAAAGACGAGAGCAAGGGCATAGTGTTTCCAGTTCCAGCAACTTATCGGACCAACGATTACGATTTAGCAAACGTAACGCCAGACCAAGTTCGCACAATCCTTCGCAATGTCCGCACAGGAAAGCTCGAAGACCAAGACAGACTCTTCCGACTTATGCTTGACACATGGCCTCGGCTACGCAAGGCGCTCAACGAGGTCAGCGGTGCAGTCAGCCGCCTCAAGATGGAGATCAAGCCGGCGATCCGCGAAGGATCCGAGGAGCCGACACCGCAGGCGATCAAGATCCAAGAAGTCGTCGAGCGTGCGATCAACAGCTACGCGCCGAAGCCGGGTCACTGGGAGCTTGATACCGGACAGATGGTCAACGCTCTGATCGATGCCTACGCAAAGGGGATCTCGGTCATGGAGATCGTCTGGCAGAGCGAGAACAACATCATCTCGCCGCGGTGCTACGCTCCAGTCCCTGCTAAATATCTCGCCTTCCCACAGTTCTCGAACGAGGTCGACAGACTCATGATCGCGCCAGGCGGAGCCAACAACTCGACTCTCGAAGACTTCCCGCCTGACAGATTTGTCATTGGTGTCTGGTCGCAGGGCGGCTCACATCCGATCTACGGAGCGAACCTCAGAGCATTGACAAAGTATTGGCTAGCCTCGGTCTACGGACTGGGCTGGCTCATGCAGTTCGCACAGCTCTTCGGCATCCCGATGCGGACCGCCAAGACCGACGGCAGCCAAGAGGCGCTCGATAAAGCCGAAGAGATGCTCGAGTCAATCGGAGCATCTGGCTGGGCGGCAACTGGTCCGGGCGTCGACTTCGAGATCCACTCAGCTATCAGCGGCAGCGGCGACGCGCTGCCTCAATCTCACCTCATGGACGTTGCCGATCGAGCCTGCGATATTCTCATGCTCGGCCAGACGTTAACGACAGACAACACCGGGACGGGATCACGCGCTCTCGGCGACGTTCATGCAGGCATCCGCAGCGAGGTGCTTCAGAGCGTCTCATCGTGGGTCGCCGCTATTGTCACGACGCAGCTCATCCCGGCGATCGTGCGCATGAACTTCGGCGCCGTGGCGTCCGAGGATATGCCTTACTGCGAGATGGAAATCCCTATCGTCAAGGACGAGAAGGCAGCCGCAGAGCGAGTCAAGCTCTACAAGGAGATCGGCGTCGAGATGCCTCGACAATGGGTCTACGAGGAGCTGGGCATCCCGATGCCGAACGAAGGCGAGCAGATCTTCGGCGAGGAGATCGAGGACGACATCGACCTGCTTCCCGTTGACGACCTTGAGCCATCCATCGACCCGATGGTCGAGACGGCACGCGCTGAGATCGATCTCAGACCGACCGAGGAGATGGCACGCAACGCAACGAACGCGCTTGAGGTGCGTCGCACGAAGCCACCATCTGAGCGCGGCATGATCGCGGTCGGCTTGGCACGCGCTCGAGACATCAGCAACCGCGTGGATCTATCGCCTGAGACGGTCAAGCGCATGGTCAGCTTCTTCGCTCGCCATGAGGTCGACAAGGATGGCGCGACGTGGTCCGAGCAGGGCAAAGGATGGCAGGCTTGGAATGGCTGGGGCGGCGATGCCGGTTACGCATGGGCGAAGCGCAAAGTCGAGGAATTGGAGGGCAATTAAAACGCTCGTTTAAGGCAATCTGACAGAAATCAAACGAATGTTTTAAGCAGATTAGTTAGTAGATATTTAGGGGTATAGGGGTTATGTTTTATAGTACAAAGTTTTTAAATAACGTAATATAAAGGATTCCCGCCACTCGAAAAACAGATCCGCCAGAAAATAGAAAGTTCAAACTTCACAACATAACCCCTAGACCCCTAACCTTATGACCGACGAACAACTCAGAGAAATCTCCGCGAAATGGCTCGGACCGATCGACCTAGTCCTCGCCGACCTGCTCGACAAGAGCGAGCGGATGACGATCGGTGCGTTCAACACCGAGGTCGAGAAAGTCGTCGCCGCTATTCCGCAGATGTTCAGTATGCTCGACCGCCAAGCACTCATCGACGCGCTGGAGGATCAGATCGGCGCCGCCATGTTGAAAGGACTTGAACAATGAAGGAAGGCAAGTCATTCATCGGCATAACGGTCAAGGCGTCGAATCTTAACGAGACGAAGACGGCCATGCTCAAGCTGGCAGCGCCGGCAACGAGAGCTTCAGCGATAAAAGTTGGAGCGATGGCAGCACTCGATACGATCCGAGCCTACTACAACGGACGAGGACGCATTCCATGGATCAATCCATCGCTGCCTACTCACGGCGCAGGACGATCGCTCTCTGGCTGGTGGCTGAAGACAGCCTCTGGCTGGTCGACAACCAAGGCTGACGCTAACGGCGCAAAGTTCGAGAACGGAATGATCGGACTCTCGCACAAGATCACCGGCGGCACAATCCGAGCCAAGCGCCGTGGATACCTCACGATACCGCTTGTCCCGAAAGCTCACAACATGAAAGCGCGAGACTACTCGCAGAGCGTCTCACCGCTCTTCCGCGTCAAGGGAGTTCTTGCCGAGAAGGATGACAACGCCGAGAGCGGCATCCGCCCGATTTACGCGCTGCGTAAGTCGGTCACGCACAAGCCATGGCCGAACGCGCTACCTCCTGAGAACTCATACGTCGACGCGCTGCTCAACGAGGCGCTCGACTTCATCGAGGATGAGATGGTGAAAAATAATACCTCGATCTAAAAATAGTCTTGCCAAGCGAGAAAATGATGGCAAGGCGAGAGATCAATGGCTGCTAGCAATAAAATTTCCGCCGCTTTCCAATCCGAAATCAACGGACTTGAGACAAGCATTGTCTACTTACCAGAAGGCAAGCATCGGATCTCGGCAACTGTCGGAGGCAAGCCGAAGACCATGGACGTCGAGATCGACTCTCGGATCGGTGCTTCATTTGCCGAGGATCTAACCAAGCGCCTGGCGCAAAATGTTCGTCCCTTCGCAGGCTTCGATCATTCAAGCGGTCCAGCTTCTTTCATCCCGAAAGAGTTCCGCTATGAGGAAGGCGTCGGCTTGATGCTCGATGTCGAGTGGACCGAGGCAGGACGCAAAGCCATCGAAGGACGCGACTATTCCTATTTTTCCCCGACTTTCCTAGTTTCCACGACTGGCATCCCTACTGGACTCGCTGCACGCGGCGAGATTGGTTCACTTGTTAACGACCCAGCCTTCGAGGAGATCCCAAGAATTGCAGCATCTCACACCCAATCAACTAATATGATCGAACAACTAATCGAACTCGGACTTGTCGAAGCATCGCAAGACGAAGAAACCGCCATGGACAAAGCCAAGTTAAACTTAGCTAACCTCCGCGAATCAGCATCAACCGCAGAATCCGACGAGGAGAAAGCGGCCGCCGCCGAACGCTACGCCAAGATCGAAGCCGAACTTGCGACCGTTCTGGAGGAGAATAAAAAGCTCAAGGAAGGTATGGCCGAAAAGGCAGCAGCCTCCGCAGAGATCGCTATCGAGGACGCCGTGAAGGCAGGTCGCATCGCTCCACAGGACGAAGCAACCAAAGCCTTCTGGAAATCCTCGATCCTCGCGAACCCTGAAGCAATCAACGCGCTCAACGCCATTCCGATCAATCCAGTTCTGTCTGGTCAGACCGTGCTGGCAGGTCGCAGCGAATCCGCACCTCAAGAAATCGAACTCACCGGCATCGCAAAAGTCGAAGCCGCTTTCAAATCTCAACAATCCAAATAAACTAATAGTATGCCCAACAATCTTACTTTGCTTGACCTAGCCAAGCTCAACGGCGCCGACCCAATCGTCGGCCTTATCGAAGAAGTCGCCACCAGCTCGCCTGAAGTGACAACTATCCCAGCTCGCACCATCCGTGGCACGAGCTACAAGACCGTCATTCGCAACAGCCGCCCAACAGTGGCATTCCGCGCAGCGAACGAAGGAACCGCAGCAACCAAGTCCAACTTCACAGAGCGTCTCGTCGAGGCTTTCATCCTCTCGGCTCGCATCGAGGTGGACAAAGCAGTCGCACGCGGCTACGAGGACGGACCAGAAGCACTCCAAGCTATCGAGGCAGTCGGCGTCATGCGTGCGGCTCTCAGCACAGTTGGATCTCAGACCATCTACGGAACAGCCGCAGGTGCAAAAGGATTCTTCGGCTTGCAGGAGATGGTCACAACATTCGGATCCGATCTCGTCGTTGACGCAGGCGGAACAACCGCAGCGACCGCATCCTCGATCTATGCGATCAAGGCAGGCACGACTGGCGTTCAATACGTCTACGGCAACGGCACCAGCTTCGACCTCTCACCTTTCCGCGAGGGAGATGCAGAAGACGCAGGCGGCGATCGTTACGCAGCTTATATCGCTGACCTCACCGCTTGGATCGGCTTCCAATGCGTCAACAAGTATGCAGTTGGTCGTCTGAAAGACATCACCGCAGACTCTGGCAAAGGAGCAACCGACGCGAAGATTGCAGAACTTCTCAGCAAGTTCCCAGTCGGCGAGCGTCCAACGCACCTCCTCATGAGCCGCCGCTCCGCTTTCCAACTTCAAGTCAGCCGGACCACCGCGCCGAACACGAAGCAAGAAGCATTCAACGGCATCCTTCCGGGAACTCCAACCGAGTCCTTCGGCATCCCGATCATCATCACCGATTCCATCACCGACACCGAAGCTCTCAGCTAATAACCTTTAAATATATAAAATCATGGCCTTTGAATACAATCGCAACCAACAAGACGACAACTACAGCTCGACGGTGACTCTGCTCGCCGCCGGTGCCAACACCGCTTCGTTCGATCTCGAACAAGCAACTGGTGGAGACATCGAGGCTGTCGTGTTCCAACTCGCAGCGCCAGCCTTGGCAACTGCCGAGCTGTCCGACACGAAAGTCGTCACCTATAAACTCGAAGACTCAGCCGACAACTCGTCATGGGCATCTGTTGACCCTCTCATCCAAACCACTCAGACTGGTGCAGGCGGAGCAGGAGCAGCAGCCAAGACGATTCGTTTCCGTCTCCCAGCCAATACTCGCCGCTACGTTCGCATCGCTCAAACAGCGTCCGCAACTCCCGGCACCTTGGCACAGGCGATGGTCGCAAAACTGTTGTTCTAAGCAACTACCGGAGGGGCGAGGTTTTTTTGTAGTGTTCTCCTCGTCCCTCCACCTTCTTTTCTTTTATGGCATGGGTATTACTTACATCCGATGGTCTCAGAGATCGACTAGCCTCCGACGAGTTCGAGGCTTTGTTGGCTGAGTCGCCAGCGCCTGAAGCCAAGCTCGAAGAGATCTTGGAACAAGTCGCGCAGGAGTTCGTATCCCGAGTCAACGCAGGACGCCGCAAGCGCGGACTTGCACCAGTTACAAGCACAGGACGCTACGTCCCGCCCGGATCACAACGGCACGGCTACGCCTTAGCGCGTCGCCTGCTCTCCGAGGCATTTCCCTCACTCGCAGAATTCAACGGCGAAGACCGCAAGGTCGCCGTCGAGGCTGCCGAGACTTTCATGGACGATCTCGCCAAGAACGACGCCGACTCGGATGATACCGGAGCGGCTGCTTTCATTGGATCGTCAAATTCATCTTTCCGCTTCGGAGGAAGCGACACAATGGACTTCTCCTATTCACCATGAGCAGCACCATCCGCCAGATCGTCGAGAGCATCGCCGAAACGCTAAACGATCACGCCTTCTTCCGCACGGTGCCGAAGATACCTGTCCTCGTCGAAGACGGCAAGGACATCGAGACGAGCATCATGACCGCGATGAAGAGCGCCGGCGCGTTCTGCCTCGTTCACTTCGAGACAGGCGAGACAGACTCAGCCGACACGCCAGGACCATACCTCTCGACCGCTGAGTTCAAGGTCACAGTTTCAGAGATACCATCGGTCTGGAGATCGAGGAGCGGCAACACGCCAAGCTCGACAGAGATCGCCGAGGCGGTCGCTCGCATTCTCCACCATACCCAACCGCTCGACAAGGACGACGCACCGCTCTCCGGTGGCGTCATGATATTTTCAGGACTGGAGTCACAGACTAATGAGTCGATGATCCAGAAAGTCATCAGCTTCACCATACCCGTCGGATTATCAACCGACGAACCAACCAGATAAAACATCATGCCAACATTTACACGCACCACCATCGTCCGCGGTCCTGCCAAGGTCGCTTATGACTCAGCCACTTTCTACTCGAAGGGAGGCATCACCTTGACCATGACCAACGCGACCTTCGACAAGGAGTCGGACGCCTACGGCATCCTCGGCAAGTCGAAGACCGACTTCCAAGTTGTCGTCGAGTTCGAGCCGGTCGGCGAGATCGAAGCTCTGACTGTTCTCTTCCCATACGGCTCGACCGCTATGGGCGCGAGCATCTATGGCGGCACCGACAAGCCGCTTGTCATCACCGCAGCCGACGCGACATACACGATCCGCAACGCAGCAGTCACTCAGATGCCAAGCCTTCGCTTGACAGCGAACAACACCGCCTTCGGATCTGTGCAGTTCACCGGGCTGCTTGACCTTGGAGGAGATCCATCCTCACTTGGCGACTACTACTCAGTCGGAGCCGGCGCCTCAATCGGTGCAGCCTTCGATCCGACCAAGCTGGTAACAGCACCTTACACAGCGACTCTCGGAGCTTTGAACTTCAACTCCGAGGCTGGCTTCGATGTCGCCTTCGAGCTTGGACTCACTCCGATCGTCGTCGACGGCATCGGCACGGTCGACATGACGATGCAGAATCTTGGTTGCACAATCACTTGCATCCCAGTCGGCGTCGCAGAGAACTCCTTCGACACCTACTTCGGATCGCTTGACGCGGGCGAGGATCTCGCATCGGTCGCGCTTGACATCAGCACAGCGACCACAGGCGGACTTAACTTCGACGCTCTTGCCGTGCAGGTCATCGACCTCCAGAAGCGCTTCTCTCCAACAGAGAATCGTCTCGGGCAGTTGTCACTCGCTTGCAAGCGGACATTCACCACCGGCGCACCAGAGCCTCTCTTCACCATCGCAGCAGTCTAAACCTAAGTGATAGCGACTCTCACCATAGGCACGCGCAACATCGAGCTGGCTGGTGGCAACGGTCGCCAGTCAGAGGCCGTGCGCCTCTCGATGTCTCCGCAGCCAATCGTCCAGACCGTCTCCTATGTGGGAGCGGTCGAGGCGCGTCAAATTCCTCGAGCTGGCATGACCACAACGGTCAGCTTCGAGTCGTCTACCGAGTTCCAGAGCTTGCAGGCTGCCGAGTATTTCGTGCAGAAGATTGGCACCTACCTTAACAACCTGAGCGCTCGATCGATGTTTCTAGGCTCGCTCAACTCTCTCGGCACTCAGCAGGTCGAGACAACAACGGCGGTCGGCACGACGACAGGCGCCGGCAATGTCACCATCGTCATCACCTCGGCAATCCTCGACGTCTCGCCTCTGACCATACAGGTCCCTGTCCTACTTGGCGACACAGCATCGGTCTGGGCTGGCAAGGTTCGCACCGCTCTCATCCAGAATGGCGACGTGTCAAGCCACTACAATGTCGGAGGATCAACCACCTCGATCTCGCTGACTGCTCGCAAAGCAGCCGCTAACGATTCGACCTTGAACATCAGTATCGCCAACGGATCGCCATCTCCCGGGATCACAGGCGACGGCACAAGCGACAACACGACCGCAGGCGTCGCACCTACTTTCCACAGTTCTCAGACCATCTACGAAGCCTTCCCATCGATCTCAGCAACGCAGCTAGGCGTCACGGTCAACCTATCAGTCGGCGTCGTCGGACGCCTTACAGCTTAATTTATGGCCAACAGAAAAGTCACGATTACGATCGATACGAAGGCGAACATCAGCGGAGCAACGCAGGCGACGCAGGCGATGGACAAACTCGCTGCTTCTTCTACTAAAGTTTCTGCAACTGGTCAGGCAGCCGGGAAGAACGTTAGTCGATTCGGACAAATTGCCGGGCAAGCTGGCTTTCAGATTCAAGACTTCGCGGTGCAGACAATGGCTGGCACATCCGCGCTGACGGCCTTCGCACAGCAAGCTCCTCAGCTCCTTGGAGCGTTCGGACCGGCTGGTGCCATCGCTGGTGCGGTTGTCGCCGTGGGAGCAATCGCAGCCAAGGTTTTCATGGGGATGCAGGAGAGCGCCGAGGAGGCGAGCAAGGGAGCAGAGAAAGCCTTCGAGGATATGCTCGAGGTATTCCAGAAAGCAGGCGGAAAAGACGCCGAGAAATTCATCTCTCAGCTTGAACTAATGAGCGAGATCGGTGAAGCACTTTCCACATCTTCACTTAAATTGATTGAGGTGCAGAATCAGAGGATCAAATCAGATAATGACGTAGCCAAGTCTTTATCGAAACAGACCGAAGAAGCTCTCAAATACCTAGAGGCTACTGGGCAGATCAAATCAGCCGAAGAAGCAATTATACAAGTACGCAAACAACAAGATGAGCTAGACAAGAAAGCAGCTATTGCACAGGCAGATGCTATGGTCCAATCGGCATCCAACCGATATAAGCAGATACTACAACAAAAAACAGATCTTGAGGCTGAAATAGCAACAGCAGAAGCTCGGATCAATGAATTGCAAGCAGGACCGCAGACGGCAGCGATCCAAAAGGTCGGGATGTTTCAAAAGATTGATCAGGAGATGATTGATCGAGGAAGCAGGGATGAGGGATACGCATCACAAAATACAAAAGAAGCTCAAGCAGAACTCGCAAGAATCGAAGAACAGATCAAGGGATTGTATGAGTTCGTCGATGCATCACCTCAGAAAATCGGAGCTTTAACTGTCGGAGCTGTCGAAGCAGCCGCAGAGGTAGATATAGCACTAGCCGATGCAAAGATCAAAATTGAGTCCATCGAGCAGCAGAGCCAAATCAAGGAGAAGACCGAAGCGATCACGCAGACAGTCAGCGACTTAAAGGAGGGAGTGAAGGAGATCACCGACACAGTCTCAAAGTTTGAGCCAGTCAATGAAACGCAAAAGCAAGCCAAGGAGAAGATCATGGCTGCGGTCGCAGATGGAGAGTTGACAGCTAAAGAGCAGAATGAAATATCTTCATCTTTACAATTATTGATGGGAACGCTAAAGACAGGGCAAGAGTCACAGATCAAATCACTACAGGACTTGATAAAGCTCAACAGCGAACTCACGGCTAAGGTCATCGCAACAGATAGCACAATTCAAAAATTACGATCGCAAATCGGTGGAACATTACCAGCAAGATAATTTATGCAAGTAGACTGGACAATCGAAGGCGAAGCTGGGAAAGGCTGGGACGAGGTTGCTCAGTCATTGGAATATCGCAAGGTAGCAGCTGGCAAGCTAGACTTCCGCAGTCTCGAAGCAGACACGCTCACTCTTTCCGTAGTCGTCGAAGATGCCACGACCGACGTCTTCACCGCGACGCCAACCTGCACGCCTGACTCGTCAGTCCGCATCGGTGCAACGGTCAATGTCGTCGTCGCCTGTGCTACACCTGGCGCTGTCATCCGCTACACGACCGACGGCAGCGACCCGGACGGATCAAGCGCGGTCGTCGCCGATGGTGCGACGCTGACAGTTGCCAACCCATCGACCCTCAAGGTCAGAGCTACGTCAGCCGGTGCGCTCGCATCCGACATAAAGGTCGTGCAATACGTTCTTCAAGGAGTTATAGCCACAGGCGGCACAACAATCAGCGATGGCGGTGGCTATCGTGTCCATACTTTTCTCTCATCTGGATCGTTCGTCGTCACGAACGGCGGATCGGTTGACTATCTGGTCGTCGGAGGAGGAGGATCTGGAGGAGCCAACACGACCACGCGCTCCGGCGGTGGTGGCGGAGCAGGCGGACTTCTTGCCGGCACAGTCTCACTCTCGGCTGGCACCTACGCGATAACGGTCGGAGCAGGTGGACAGGCGCTCATCACGCAGACCTCGGCGTCCGACGGCGGATCCTCATCGATCGGCGCGACGGTCACGGTTACAGGCGGAGGAGCCGGGGCAAGCGTCTCAGGCACAACACCAGTCGCAGGCCGCAACGGTGGATCTGGTGGCGGTGGTTGCTGCGGCGGAACTGGAGGCACGCGAGTCGTTAGCCAAGGTAACGTCGGGGGGAACTCTGGATCTAACGGATCAGCCAACGCAGGCACAGGCGGCGGCTCTACAGCCGCAGGGACATCAGTCAACTCCAATACTGCCGACGGCGGCGCAGGCACCTCATCATCGATCACAGGCACAGCCACGACCTACGCAGTCGGTGGCGGCGTCTCACTAACTCCCGACGTCTCAGTTGTAGCAAACAGCGGACGAGGCGGAGCAGGCGCTCGCCTATCTTCAACCGTCCGCCTCGGTGCAAACGGATCCTCTGGCATCGTCGTCATTCGCTACGCTCTTGCGCAGCCAGTATATCCTTCAAACATTCCATCGACCGACTCAAGCCTTCCGACGCTCCGCCAAGAGATGACCCTCTTCCGCGACGGCGTGCAATTCTTCCACGGCAATGTCACCAACGTCCGCAGCGTGATTCGAGGCGACTCGCATGAACATCAAGTCACGGTTTCCGGTCCTTGGTGGTTCATCGAGAAAGTTCCTTTCACATCTCTGATCGCCGACGGAACTGGGGTCAGCGATGAGCGGATCTCCTACGTCTTCGGCACTTCCTCGGCTGGTCAGGATCTCAAGACGAGCATCGAGGCAGCGATCGATCGAACAGCGGCTCTCGGTTGTCCTGTCGCTACGATCGCAGGAGGATCGACCGTTGCTGCAATGACTACCTATCCTCGGATCACTCTCAATCAGATGACCTGTGGACAAGCAATCTCAGAGCTTGTCCGACTATGTCCCGACGCGATGGTCTACTTCGACTATTCAGTCAAGCCAGCAGAGATGCACGTCGCACGCCGACCAACCTGCTCGACATCAACCTTCGACGAGAACACCGCACCGATCACCTCGATCGACATCAACCCCGTCATCGATCTTGAAGTGTCACAGGTTAAGCTCCCAGCAGTATCTCGCAGCCTCACCGGGCTGACTGTCTTCAACAATCAGACAGCAGGAGCAGATCCAACAGGGGAGAACGTAACGAAGCGACAGGTCATCACGATCGCTGGACCAGAGCTTGATACATTCCTCCCCAACGATCTCTTCGACTCGCAGACGGTCGTCAAGTCGACGAGCTTCTCAAATTTAGCACATGACTCAGACAGCGCCTGCGTCGGTGCGGCAGCAGCGGCTGGACTTACTCGGCTACCGATAAGTATCGGAACTGGTTCAGCCATAGTAGTTTATGATACGAGATCTGCTTATCCATATGGACCAAGTGACTACTACTCTCTCAAATCATACACTCCATTTGCACAAAAAATAACTGATTCAAATAATACAGTTCTGACTAATCACAGTATTCTGACATCTGGAGAACCTGCCGACTATACAGGAGTTGCATATATTCCTGTCACAGTCAGCGGAACGATGATACTCGCCTACTATTTAGACAATGGATCTACAGGTATGCCTGGATACCAATCTTATCCTCTACCAGAATATATCGCTTCGGCTGGATTTACTGAAGTTTTAAGTGGATACACAGGAACTGCATACAGTAGCGATCGTGTAAAATACTACGTCAAACCATACAGCTACTCAGGCTTCGCCACGCCCGGCGTCGCAGGATCTCAGACTTACTACAAGCCAGCCGACTACAGCTTCATCAACCCACCAGCCGGACTTGCCGACTTCCTGCTCTCGACTCAGAACTGGCTGCCTTACGCTGGCGACATCGTCCTTGAGGAAGAAGACGTCGGAGCGAGTCGCTATGTCGGAACAAAAGTCAACATCACGAACTCGCTACCAGCGTTCTCGACTATGGGAGCGCTCGTCGCAAGCGAGTCGATCGACATCGAGAGCGGCAGGACAACGATCACGCTAGGCGCTCCACCACGCAACGACTACCGCACTCTCGTTGACAAGATCCGCAAGACATCGCAAGATAACATCGTGTACGTATGAGCCAATTTACAAATACAAGATCAAGCATCGGGGACATGAGCATCGAGGCTGGGGTTATTATCGACCTCACGGCAGCGACAACAGGCGTTTTTAACATTTCTCCCATGACAGTCGAGGCTGACGTAGTAGACTCACTAACCTCCGCGACAAGATCAGCTCCTCGCTTCGCAGGAGGATCGAGCCGCAATATGCACATCGAGGAGGTCATCAACTCTACTATTCCGAGCGGTTGGCATAAGCAAACTGGACTCTACGAATGGTCTGCCGAGGACGGTGACTTCACCTGCGAGGTCGCTTCCGATGGATCTCTCGAGTGGTCAGACGCGACCGACGTCATCATGACGGCACCAGCCGGCTCCATCCCGATCGCCGACTGGATTTCATGCAGCACGGCAGCAGCCGCTGGAGGAGTCGGAACTCAAGAAATAACCGTTGACCTCGGATCCGCGACTGGCTTAGTGACGCTGACATTCGACGCCTACACGATACCGGACATCTTCATCGTCGAATGGGATGGATCAGAGGTCATCAATACAGGATACCGAGGCACAAGCGGCACCTATGACGGCGTCGCTGTCACGGTCGCAGGACCGGGAGCAGGCACCGCGTCGTTCACGAAGACCACGGCATCGCCGAGCCTCTGCACAGTCAGAGTCGAGGCTCCGTTCACCGGCACTCAATGGGACATCAACCTCGGCTGTCCTGGCGGTGGATCTCCGCCGTATGTAACACCCAGCACAGGTCGATCAACATTCACAGCAACCTCGACCGCCTACGGCGACACGCTCAACGGAGGCACACCATTCACGCTCGACGTCGTCTACGAAGGCGGAGCATCCTACACATCAATCGAGTTGACGAGCGATCCGCTCGCAGGAAATCTTGTGCAGAACACAGTCACAAGGTGGACCGATTACTATTTTAACGTCAAGATCGACGACGCTGGTGAAGCGACGATCTCCGATCACGCCGACGTCATCGCGATCCGTCCGACAGTCGTTGGACAGGAACTATACCTCGATCCGACTGGGTCCTACGAGGCGACAGCATACGGTCGTGACACCTACAACAACGGAGTCGAGTTCTTCGCATCAGTCTCTATGGTTAGCACGCCACCGCTCGTACTTGAGACGTTCTTGAAGATCAACGTGACTGCTGGATCGATCACCTCGGTCGCTGGTCCGTTCTCCGAACCATTTCTTCCAGCTAACACAGCAGGCGTCAAAATACTTCCGATCTCCTACTCTGACGGCCTCGGAAAAGTGATACAATTCAACGAAGGTGCAGTTCTCTGGAAATAGACTTGCCAAATACAAAAAGAATGGCAAGGGGAGGCAATGGCTGGCACGAACTTCGACACTTACTCTGGCGAGACATTCTCTGCAAGTTTTACCTGCAAGGATGAGTCAGGCGACCCAGTCAACTTGACTGGCTACACGGCACGCGCACAAGTTCGGGCAACTCCTACCTCAACGGCCGTCATTCTGAACTTAGCACCAACCATCCCGACGCCAGCGAACGGGATCGTGTCGATAAATGTCGCCACCACTGGGATCGCGGCTGGGATATACTACTGGGATCTCGTCCTCGATCTCCCAAGCAGCGCAGGAACAGTCTTTATTACCGGCGGCACTATTAAATTCCGCAACCTAGTCACCAGACCTTAATCATGAGCATCCAAATTGTAGAAGTTGAATCGAGCGGATTGTCGGGGATAACCATCGTCGAAGTTAATCAAGGACCGGCTGGTGCAGCCGCCACAGTCGATCAAACTATTATTGATGGCAGCGCTAACGCTGTCTCTGGCAACGCTGTATTCGATGGACTTGCACTCAAGGCGCCACTTGCCAACCCTACCTTCACCGGCATCGTCACAGCACCAAGGATCACAGGTCGCTGCGATGGGCTTGAGGTTTTCTGCAAGGCATCACTTGCGATCAACGCTGGTCAGGTCGTCTACGTCACAGGTGCATCTGGCAACAACATCATCATTGGTCTGGCACAAGCCAACGCCGAGGCGACATCAAGCAAGACTATCGGCATCAGCGAGTCAACTCTTGCCACCAACGGCACGGGCTACGTCATAACTGAGGGGCTGATGACAGTCAG